AAATATACGCAGTGAGCGTATGCCTGTATCTCATCGAACTCGGAAAGATAAGCACGTTCAGCATCTTTCTTTTCGATTCCGATTTTCTTGTAGGGAACAACGTAGTTGCTCCACTCATCGTCTCTTCTATGGAATTGCATGAAGTGAATCAACTCATGCATTAGAGTTTGAATTAAACGATACTTAAAGGCATCCCAGGATTTATCCGTAAAGGGAAAGCCATCGAAATAGGTAGTATGAATCATCAATATGCATTGACGCTTCTCTGGATCATACTCACCACCTACAGCTACGTAGGTATCATACAACTTTGAGTTGGATTTTTCAACATTCCATTGTATCTTGCAACGCCATTTCCTGACGTAATTAACCAATGCCCTACTATCATTTCTGCAGTTGTCAAGATCCTTCCAGACTTTTGCAGGAACAAGTTTAGCTCTGAATGGACGCTCATAGAAGTTAAGCAGTCCCATCCAGTCCGAATTGTAGGTTTCTAGGAATCTCATTGTACCCTAGAAAGCAATTGCTATTTGGCTAAGTGACCCTCCAAAAACGCAAGAACTTTCGCTTGCTCCTCTAAGTTAGTGTTTGCAAACTCAGTAATATAGGACATCAATTCAAAATTCGATAGTATATTGTTATATTTAGTAGCCCGACCTTTTAGGAATATCTCAGACTGGTCGGAACCACGATCCTGATACCGTTGCTTTAGGGTATCATCGGGAACCTTTAGATAGACAACCTGAAGATCAACATTTGGTAGACCCATCACAAACTCTAAGAAAGACTGATTGAAGATTCTATCACCTTCAAATAGGATGTTATGTTTTGTGTCTTTAACAAATTCTTGAGCAACTGGTTGAACAGCCATACTTAAACGATCAGTTCCAGCGAATGTTTCGCCATCCTCATACTTACCTAGGATATAGGTATCTATTTCTTCACAATAGAGAGCATTGAGTAACTTCTTTGGTTCACACTTTTGCCAATCATAATTATCAATAAACTTACGGAACAGAGTTGTCTTACCAGTTCCTGGTTGGCCACCAACAGCAATAATCTTACGCATTTTGTGCATCCTTTATAAGTTGTTCAAGTTCATCTTTTGTAAATACCCAGACTCTTCCTCGGAATGATGTAACATCCATGTTTGGATCTTTGATCTTAGTAAAGGACATCTTCTGTACGATCTTTTCTGCAGCTGTCTTAGTTAAATTGGATTTGATGTGATCAGCAAAATTAACATCAGCATCTTTTAATTTCATTAACTCATGCTCTTGAAGTTTATGTTCAACAACTATCTGATTCATCTCATAGGTGTCAAGCAGATAATCTAAAGATGCCTTTGGCATTTGCATTGTACTAATTGTTCCTGTTCCTCCACTGGTTGTAAATATTGGTGATATTGTGTTTATTCCAGTAGTTGTGAATGTGCCACCAACGCCAGCACTACCATTTCCAGTATAACCAGTTCCGAATGTGCTAGCACCTCCACCACCTCCACCAGTTATGGTAATTGTATCACCAGCTGTAATTTTCCCTGCAGATATCTTGGTCATGCGAATGCCTCCAGTCCAATGCTAATCTCTTGTTCATCATCAAACATCCAATCAAGTCGATCGATGTTCCCACTATTTACAAATGCCTTAAACTTTTCTTTGTTGATACCAAGTTTGTTATCCAACCTTAGATCAATGGTCTCATTGCGTGAATCCCAAAGAACTTGCCACTCAATACCATACCAACCATCTTTCTCACACTGCATAATTTCTTCTGCTTGTCTGTCAAGATAGTAACCAAGGTATCGCCCATGATGTTCACGAAAGATTTTCTTGAAGGAACACAGACAAGTTTCCATGGTGAAGTAATCTATCTGATTGGCAAGTTTAGGAAACCTTTCTCTCATCTCAACAATAATGCTGTGGCTATGTGATTCAAGATTACCATATTCCGCTCTAGTGAGTTTTCTATCAATATCGTCAGCTTTGCCGAGGGCAAGAAGTAATCCATTACGATGAGAACGGGAACCATCATAATCGTCCAGCATGAGAGAAGTAGGCTCAATAGGAACACCAGCAGTATGCTTGAGGTGCTGTAGATAAAACCAAGTGGAATATCTACCAAATTTATGAAGACTGTTTTTAAGTACAGTCCACAACGCATCAAAGTTTTCTTCCTTGTCGATGCCATAGTAGGTTTCAAGTTTTTCACGTTGAGTTCCAATTCCTATAAATTCTTGATAGGAAGCAAACATAGCAGGTAGATTTCCTTTGTTCCACTTCGTATCAGTTTGATACCTTAGCCTTTTATAATTTGCTGTGTTCCACTGAGTTATTCGTTCAACAGTTGCTAACTCAAAATCAGGAAACTCGTTCATCAATACCCAAGCAGTTGGGAGATGATATGTATTTCCATAAAGCCAGCAAAGCCAAAGACGTTGCTCATCATTATGTTCAAATCGTTTGTTGAGATAGTTCGTTGCCCATACTGCTGGGTCACAATCATCGTATTGAAGTGACCATGCGTACCAGCGGATGAATGATTCTCTTGGGTTGTTTCTATGATCCATAATTTATTATACTATGAAAAGACTTGCAAGTCAAGATTTTGTTTGGTTGCAATATCGAATATCTCAACACAACCACCTTTACCTTTCTTGTGAATTGCATTGTTGATCATTGAGTCATGGTAGTCATAGTCGCCTTCTGCAAAGGTATTGCCATCAATGCGAAAGATCGATAGCTGACAACCACTCTTTTGTTTACCCCAAAACTTAAAACCAATCTTCTCATAGAAGCCAACTGCGTCAACCTCTGATGATACTCTAAAGTATTCTGCTCTGCGTTTCTTTACCTGACGCAGTGAATCTTCACATAGGACTTTGGCTGCACCTTTGCCTCTATGCTTTACAAAGGTATGAAGTAGTTGGAGATTAGCAACGTAGGGTTTACGCTTTGAAATTGTAGTGATGATTGCAGCCATCAACTCGTTACTATCATCAAACGCACCCCAACACTCATCCCATTGTGCTTGCATGTCTGCCTTTGCCACGAATGTACGAGCAAAGTTATCACCCTTATCAGATGATATTGCAGCAATGAATTCTGAACGTGAGCATTTAGACAACTTCAACGTATGTCCTCACTTTCTCGCCACGATCTTCTGGGTGTTTAGTTTTCTCCCAGCCGATGAATTGTGGTAGACTCCACATCATTGGAGGAAATGTGTAATTGTTTGATGCAATCATTTCAGCAACAGTTGGTCCATCGTTCAATGCTGCATCAAGAAAGTCTTGAACAAATCTAAAACAAGATTCAATCTCATTGCGCTTCAATGAACCACGAAACAAACGAAACTCAACAGTATCAATATGCTTCAATGCGTACATGTTGATTGCATAACGAAATGGTCTACCCATGGATACACCATCTTTACCAGCAGCATGCATCTTTATAAATGAATCAAAGTCAGTTGCTAGATTGATAATGTTATCACTCATGTAGTCTGGTAGAGTGCGACCACCATCAAACTTCAAATACATCTTTGCACCTTTGGCACCACGCATCTCATTATGCTCAAAGAATCCATACACATGCTCAACAGTAGTGTGCTGATTTTCTTTGATGTATTTGGTAAGTCTCTTCAATGCATTGATGTCATTTCGAAGTCCAGGTACTCTGCAGTGTATGTGTGTATGGCAGGTTGCACCAACAGTAGGTGGTGTGCCATTGTCTTCAAAGAGTTTCTGGAGTTCGAAATAACGATCAACTTGTTCCATCCAAGTTCTGGTTGGCTTTGTATTAATCTCACCACCAACTGGAGGACTTTCACCCAAAGGATCTGCACATACGTATTGGTATGGTTCTCTTAGATTTATAATATCTCGCTCACTATATTCCCAAGTGCCAAGATGTTCTGGAATTGAAAAAGAGCGAGGCACATCACCCCACTCTATTTCCATACCGTAAGTAAATTTGTTAGATTCGTATTGTTTCTGTTTCATAGTCTACCTGTTGTAAGTCTTTATTATTTACAATAACATTTTCTATCATCATTACGTTTCGTTCATCAACGGTAAGGTATGCATTGAATGGAACCTCAACAGTTTGTGTCAATCCAGCACGAGCAGCAATGTCTTCAGTAGAAGTAATTATAGTTCCAGTATCAATTAAAGTAAAATAAATTGGACGCTTGCCATTTCGATAGAAACGAATCTTCTTTGATGCCCACAATTCACAAACAGCCAGTGATGAGTTAGACCAATGTTCTAATGGAGACTTATCATCTTCCAATGACTTGAGGATTAGCTCAGTATCATTCTTAGTGTCACATTCGTAACCATACTTGTCTTTCCAGTTCTCTGGAAGTTCTTGAGTGATAACGCCATTGTGAACTACAGAAATACTTTCATTGGCAATTGGTTGATTATACTCAAGATCAGAAGTGCTATAACGACAGTGACCAATTAGATAAAGATTTCCATCTTCATTTACATAGTCCCAAAATCGAAACGCAAATTCAGTTGCTGGGACTGGAAGTTTGTCTGTATGAATCTTAGAGTTCTTAACATAAGATACTCCAGTAGCATGCATCCCTCGAATACGAGATTCAAAGAACACACGCTTGAGTAATTCCACATGATGTTCTTTGAAGTTCTTAATTACTGCACCGACTACCGCACACATCAGAAGAAACTTTCCAGTGAAGATGACTTCTGTGCTTCTGGGTGATACTTGTAAAGATCTTCTTCACCCATCTTACCACGCAGATAGTCATACCATTCTTCAGACTCCCACATACCTGGACTTACGCCATTCCACAGTGCACGATTCTCTGGATGTTCTTTGTTGAGTCTACGATCTTCAACGAATTGGAAACGAGTATCTTCATATTGCTTTGAACCTAACTCAAGCATCTTCTCACGGAAATAACAAACTAAAGAAATGCGTTCAGCAATCTCATCATGACAGATGATTGGAGTATTGCCATGCATGACCTCATGGTTGTTGATCAACAGCAAGTCACCTGGACGAACATTAACTGCAACACGATACTCTGGTGCAACAAGATAACAACCAGAGTAGTTACCATTATTGGAAAGTGTTAGTAAGTTTGATAAGCCACTGTTCAAGTCACCAGCGTCAAAGTGACAAGCAGTGCGGAATGTTTTGTTCACAGTGATAGTTGTGAAGGGAGTTTCTGGAACCAAGAATGCAGAATCAATCTTTCGTGCTGCAGTCATTTGATTTTCAAATCTCCAAGGTAGTAGTTCTTTGAAACCTTTGGAAAGACTTTGAAGGAATGGGAATGCCATTTTAAATTTGTCAAACTGATCACGAGTGTAAGAAGTTGCACGACCATAAGGAATACGTGGATAACGATCGAACCAACCAGCAATGCCAGAGTTTACTGAGTTTGCATAGGTAGTTAAACAGATTAGTTTCTCTGCTACGTATTCTGCTTTCTCTTTGGCTTCATCTGGTGGAAGTTTCTTCATGGTGTCAACCCAATCTTCAAACTTGAAGTTCTCTTTCTTGACACGCTCGATAGACCAAACACGTGCACGATTAGATGCGCTATCTTTTTTACCTTCATACTTCTTGCGTACTTCTTCAATTGGATCTTCACCATACAGATTCTCTGTTGGCTTTAGAAACTGATCAAGCATTTCGTACTCATACTCAGTGACCCATTGACGATTACCCAAAGAACCTTGACGTGGTCCAGCTGCAATGCCACGATTCTGAGTTTCAACTGCAGCTTCTCTCAGACCAGCATATGCTGCATCTTGTTGTTCTTTGCTAAAGTAGTTCTTACGAAACTTAAGAACAATTCTTTCTTCAGAGTATGTCATCTCTGGATGACCAGGAATCTCTGGCATGTATACATCAATATCTTCTTCAATGAGAAAGTCATAATGACTTTCATCTGGAAACTGACCCATCATGTGAGTCATGTCCAGTTTATTTTCAGCTACTAATACCTTTACCATATCTTTCTCCTAAAACTTAAATCCGTTAAATGGTCCACTACCATTACTATGTAGTCGCTTGCCAAAGTCACTTTTATCGAATAATGGTTTGTCATCATCTTTTGTACCAGCATCAGTCAATCCTGTTTGTGCAGATGCTTCAACATCATACAACTTCATCTTGGCTCTGTCAATACCAATCACAAATCTCTTATAATGGTTTGGATCATTGTAACGATTCTTCAACTGCTTTACAATAATTTGATTCAGTTGCTCAAGTTCTTCATTCGATACCAAAGCAAACATAAAGTCAGCAGTAGCTGGCAAACCAAACGATTCTGAAGTATCTTCAAGTCCTGGATCTGAGTTCGTAAATCCTGAACGAGTTGTTTGAGTGGCTGACATGATAGGAACATTATATTCAACAGCCAATCCACGTAGTTCTTCAGCAATTGTCTTTACATATGTATAAGAGTTTACGTTGGCTCCCATTTTCAATCGTTGACTTGCACAGATGTTTAGGTAGTCAATCATGATAATGTCTGGCATGAATTCACGCTTCAATTTTAACTCTTCCAACAGTGCTCGGAAATGACCAGCATGAGCCGAAGCAGTAGGATACTCTTTGACAATTAGGTGTCCCTTAGTTTTATTGGCAATCTTTTCAATACGTGTATCAAAGATATCCTTGTCAATAACCTTTAGTTCATCCATTGTTAAGTTGAGTAAGTTCGCATCAATACGTTCAGCGATTCGTTCCTCAGCCATTTCCATAGTTATGTATAATACATTTTTACCCTGCATCAAAACACCAGCGGACACATGACACATGAACAACGACTTACCAACACCAGTACCAGCCAGTGCAATGTTTAAAGTTTTCTTGCTGAGTCCACCTTTGGTGATTTTGTTGAACATGTCCAAGTCGAAACTAATCTTCTCTTCCACCCTGTGATAAAAATCAAACCTCTCATTTGCATCTTCAATATAATCATGACCAACATGATTGTCAAAGCAAACAGAAAGTGCATCAGAAAGTATGGAAGGGATAGCGTCTTGAGTATTAATCTTGTCATTACCATCGATAATCTTGATTGACTTGAGGATTGCATTATACACTGCCCTATCTTTACAAAACTTTTCAGTATTGGTCAACAACCATTCTTGGTTTGTTTCAACATTAGTTAGAGTTCTAGCAAACTCTTGCATCTCAGGAACTTCTTTGTCAGTGAACCCAGTCATGTTACCAATTTCAATGGCAACAATGTCAAGGCTAGCTGGCTTATTATACTTCTCAAAGAAAGTAAGTAACAAAGAAGCAATTGCTGCTTCTTTTCGGTCTGAGAAATACTCTTTCTTTAAATGGGGAACTACCTTACGGCAATAGTCTTCATTCTGAATCAGATTCGATAATATCGCCTGTTCTATTCTCATCGTCAACACCACCTGTATAAGTTACATTATTATTTGCTAATTCTTTATGAAGTAGTTCTTGAAGTAGATCCCCAATGTATTGTTCAAAGTCTTCCTTGACAAATTCTTTTCGTTCATCAAGTGGGTCATGTAAGATATCGTAGTCAAACTTTATCTTGAGGTGATCATTGGGATCATCTTCTTCAAAACTAACTTTACCGTAAGTAAATATTATACCTGAATACGGATCTTCAAGCAACTTTATTGCTTCAAGACCAGTAGTCTTACTTTCTACGGTAATGTATCTTAGGTTATTCATCATCATCTATTGTTGCAAGTTCTGCGTCAATGTCTTCATCTTTAAGGATTTCAGAAGAGCCAACCTGATACTTGTTCTTTACAAATTCAATGAATGACTTTTGCATTAGGATCGGCATCCAGAATTCTTTGTTGTCAGTATCCTTTAAACGATACTTCTTTTCTTCAACAACACCATCATCGTCTACCTTAGAGTACCATCCATTAGAGGGTTTGACCACATGCTTGGATTCAAGAGCAATGTCAAGTAGACCAGACCAACGACTGATGCCACCATCATGATATACAGTAACAGGTATTTTAGATTTTTCACGCACGTACCTTGATTTTTCTACGTTAATAATAAAGTTGTAACCGATGATCTCAGTTCCTTCTTTCTCTTGTTGACGACCAATGATAAAGATGTTGTCAGCTGAGTAGTATGAACCAGTACCACCACCAACGATTGCCTTTGGATATAAACCAATTTCCATGTAGGTGTGATTGACAACAATCAATGGAATGTCTTTTAGGTTCAAGTGTGGGGTTACCATACGGAACAAAGACTTCATCTGCTTGGCACGAGTCATGTCACCAACAGACTTACCTTCCAGCGCATCTTCAACTTCTTTCTTTGAAGCCAGATTGCCGATTGAATCAATGACAATGATAAGATGATCACTGCGTTCAACTCCTTGTAGTTGTTGCATGATGTCAAACTTTAACTGCTCAACATCAGTCAGCGGAGTATGGATAACTCTATCAGTATCAATGCCAAAGGAATCAAAGTATGATTGTGGAGTTCCAAACTCTGAGTCATAGAACAACATGGCAGCATCTGGGTACTTGTCCATGTAAGACTTTGCCATCAACAAAGAGAAGGCAGTCTTAAAGTGTTTCGATGGACCAGCCCACATTGTGATACCTGGAGTCAGACCACCATCAAGGCGACCAGACAAAGCAATATTGATTGCTGGTACGCTGGTAGGAATCATATCCTTCTTGGTGAAGAATTTTGATTGTGAAAGAACAGCCGAGTCTTTGATCGTACTGTTCTTTTTAATTTTATCTAGAATGCTCATTTTAACCTTTCAGGAATTCAAGAAGTGCCTTCTCATCCATGCTGCCAGTTTTACGCTTCACTTCAGCACCAGCATCATTAAGAAGAATCATTGTTGGGACAGAACGAACATGATAATCTCCAGAGATTGATCCACAGGTATCGATATCGTAGTTCTCAATAGGAACTGTAATTTTATCTTCTGCGTTGGCAATAACCATTGCAAGACCTTGACATGGACCACACCATGATGCTGAGAATTTAAGTGCTTTCATTTCTATCCTTTTAAATAATTATACTCTACTTTTTATTTGCAGTCAACTTTTTCTGCGGTACATCGAACACAAAAGTAATGCGTGTGCAATCTCCGATGTTCTCAGTGCCATGTTTAAGTTTATTGTTGAACCACAATAGAGTTCCTGGCTCAACATCAACGTACTCATCGCCAACAAAATATCTATACCTACCTTCTATGGACAGATGATACCTGTCTTTATCTTGGTAGTATGTGCCCTCATCTATATGTAGTCCAACTGTACCAC